GATGTACGACCAGATCAAAGAAATCACATATACGGAAAAGACACTCCGTAATTTTGTAAAGCGTCAACTAGGAATGATTGAAGGTAAAGAACCAAGTCATCCGAATACCAAACCAACAATTGATTTTATTGCACATGAGATTCAGAAGGCGGCTGATATGGGACTCGAGTATGATATTACAGACTTGCGTCACGCTGTATTTATGAGAGCCATTCGCTCTACAAACAACAAGGATTACTGTCTTGCCGTATTTCAACAAATTCCATGGTCAACTCTACGAGATGATGACGGGAAGACGGAAGCGAAGCTTACGAACTTCACAAAGATATATCCGAAAGAAGAATTAGTGTTCTTCGATATCGAGGTGTATCCGAATTTATTTGTTGTCGTCTGGAAGAAGTATCATGAAGATGAGTTTACTCGTTGGATTAACCCAACTCCAGATCAGATTGAATATTTGATGACATTCCCTCTGGTTGGATTTAACAACCGACGATACGATAACCATATTCTGTATGCTCGCTTGTTGGGTTCAAACAATATGGAGTTATTTGCTCAGTCGCATCGCATCATCAACGAGAAGAATGCGAAGAGCGGAATGTATGCTGCAGCTTACGAATTGAGCTACACAGATATTTACGAATACTCTCAAAAGAAACAGTCACTTAAACGTTGGGAAGTTGACTTGGGTATCAAACACGTTGAGATGGAAATCCCTTGGGATAAACCAGTACCTGACGAATTAATTGATACGGTTGTAGAATACTGCGTTAATGACGTAGATGCAACTGAGAAATTATTCGATGCAATATATGCGGACTATGTTGCTCGAGAAATCTTGGCCACAATTGCCAAAGGCTCAATGAATGCAACGAACAACCAACTCACTGCCAAATTTATATTTGGTGATGACCCTCGTCCGCAAGACAAGTTTAACTATGTACACCTCAATAAAATATTCCCTGGTTACGAATACAGCTTCGGTAAATCAACATATCGTGGATTCGAAACTGGTGAAGGTGGATTTGTATATGCTGAGCCTGGAGTATATTCTGATGTCGCTTTACTCGACGTTGAGTCTATGCATCCAAACTCACTGGTTAACATGAACTATTTCGGACCGTATACTCAAAGGTATGCCGACTTATTGAAGGTCCGTGTTTTATTGAAACATAATAAGATTGATGAAGTAAAACAAATGTTCGATGGTGTCTTGGCTCCGTTCCTTGACAACCCTGAATATTTGAAACCATTGGTTACTGCATTGAAGATTGTTATTAACTCCGTTTACGGAATGACCTCTGCTAAGTTTGATAATAAATTCAAACACCCAGACAATGTGGATAATATTGTCGCGAAACGTGGAGCGTTATTCATGGTCGACTTGAAATTCGCAATCGAAGAACAAGGATACAAAGTCTGTCATATTAAGACGGACTCTGTTAAAGTTCCAAATGCCGATGAGAAGATTATTCAATTCGTTCATGACTTCGGTAAACAAGAAAAGTATAACTACAAATTTGAACATGAGCATACATACAAACGTATGGCATTAATTAATAACGCGGTTTATATTGCTCAGCTCGAAGATGACAGCTGGTCTCCTGTTGGTGCAGAGTATGCTAATACATATTTGCTTAAACGGGTTTGGACCAAAGAAGAATTAGTTGATAGAGATTTCTTTATCACTAAACAATCCAAAGGTCATATTTATCTTGGCGATGAGTTCGTTGGTAAGGTCGGTTCTATTTATGCATCCAAGTCTGGAGCAGAATGTATGTGGACCGAAGATGATGAGAACTTTAAATCTGTCACTGGAACAAAAGGATATTTGTTTAAACAGACAGATCAGTTTGATATCGAGGACGTCGACTTCGCTTACTATGATAAAGTAGCAATCGATGGATTGAAAAAAATAATGAAGGTTGGAGATATTACGAAGATTGTAGACGATATGCCTAAAGATTATATTGACGCTCTTGAATTGCAAGAGTCATATTCTTCAACAGCTATTAGTATTAATCACGGAACTCTGAAAATTAAGACGCCAGAGTCCGCATAATCTCATGTTAGAAAACCTCACGCAGGAATTCCATGGCACATAATAGAGAGGAAGAACAAAATTCTTGAAATTTTGCGCCTCTCTTTATTTTTTGTGGAAAGTCAGACACACGTCAGAATAGAAAGGACATAACTATGACACAGATCACACAAATTTCAAACTCGCAACTCATCCTTGAGGATGTTCAATTCGTATTTGCTCGTAACTTCTCTGGGCGACCAGAAGGAAAGTATAACCGAGCAGGCGACCGTTATTTTAACGTCGCTGTAAATCCGGATGATGTAGAATTGCTTCAACAGTATGGTATCAATGTGAAACTATATGAACCAAAAGCATCTACACCAGAACAAGAATTGAAAATGCAAGAAAACCCAGATATGTACACCCCAACATATTTCTTCAAAGTCCGTGTTTACACACAATTCAGTATGCCATCAGTCGCAATCATTTATGATGACGGTGCTCTTGGAACAGACGACCTTGTTGAATCTCATGAACGTACATATTTGACAAACGAAGACCAACTTGGTATGTTAGATGATATGGAAATCGCAGCTTGTGATATGACGATTGCTCGTCGTGACCCAAGCCCAGATGGACAATATGCTCGTCTTAACCTTAAGAATGCATATGTGCACGTGGTAGACAATCCACTACGTCGTAAATATGGTTTCTAATAACGGTTACGAGATAGAACTTTATGATTACCAGCGTAAAGCCATAAATAGATTACACAATGGATCCGTTTTATGTGGAAAGGTTGGTTCGGGTAAATCCCTGACTGGCCTTTTCTATTATTTGGAGAATCATAGAGACTTGCCTCTGTATATTATCACAGTAGCTAAAAAGCGAAATGATAAAGAATGGCACCGAGACTTAGAGATGCTCGGTATTGAAGGTGTTGTCGATTCATGGAATAATATTACAAAGTATCTTGATGTTAAAGACGCTTTCTTTTTATTCGATGAACAACGAGCGATTGGTTATGGTTCATGGGGTACATCTTTTATTAAGATTGCTCGAAGAAACAAATGGATTATGCTAACAGCAACACCAGGCGATGTGTGGATGGATTGGATGTGTATATTCTTAGCGAACAACTTCTACCGAAACAAAACTGATTTCGTGGATAGACACGTTGAGTACAATCCATATTCTAAGTTCCCTCAGATCAAACGATATCATGAGACAGATCGTCTTGAACGATTGAGACAACATATTGCTGTCCCAATGCAAGACTTCAGAACTACTAGAACACACAGACAATATATTAATGCTTCATTCGATAAGGATTTGTATAAACAAGTGACCGATACTCGGTTCAATCCATTTACGGAAGAGCCTATCATGAACGCTTCTGAATTTACACAAGTCTTACGTCGCATTGTTAATACAAGCGACCGTCGACGCGAGAATGTTAAACAACAAATCATGACTCGTGATAGAATCATTATATTCTACAACTATACCTATGAACTTGATATTCTCAAAGAGATTTGTCAAGAATTAAATAGGGCATTTTATCAGTGGAACGGTCAAAAGCACGAAACAATTCCAGATGCTGAAACGTGGGTATATTTAGTGCAATACACCGCAGGCGCCGAGGGATGGAACTGTATTACGACAGATACAATCTTATTTTATTCATTGAACTACTCCTACCGAATCATGGAACAATCCGAAGGTCGCATAAACCGAGTGAATACCTCCTTTAAAGATCTGTATTACATATATTTGAAGTCCCCGGCATCCATTGATGATGCTATCGCTAGATCCATATCTAGCAAAAAGAAATTTAACGAAAGGAATTGGGTAGAACAAACATGTCCAAACTTGAGAGAGATTTTCAACGAACATTGATTCAGGATATTTATGGACGTTTTCCTGATGCAATCGTTAAAAAGAATGACTCCGGTCATATTCAAGGTATCCCTGACTTGTCTGTAGACATTGGGGCATATTCTTACCACTTGGAAGTTAAGAGAAGTGCGAATGCGCCATATCGACCAAACCAAGAATTTTATTTGAAAAAGTATAACAAAGCTGGTGGATGGGCTCGAACCATATATCCTGAGAACAAGGAGTTAGTATTAGATGAAATGGAACAGACACATCGAGTACGAAGGTAAGCATTCATTTCTTAGCGCTAGCCAATGTCATTGGTTACACTACACACCAGAGAAATTGGTAGAGCGATTTGAGAATGAAAAAGCTAAGCAAAGAGGTACTGAGTTACACGAATTTGCAAGTCACGCGATTAATCATAGAATTCGCTTATTGCCAGGACACACACATCCTGCAGTCGCGAATTTTGTTAATGATGCAATCGGTTATCATATGGATAGTGAAGTATTGTTATTTTACAGTCCGTATGCTTTTGGTACAGCTGATGCTATTCGTTATGACCCTCCTAAGAAAGATAATCCAAGAGGATTTCTGAGGATTCATGATTTAAAAACTGGTGTCACTAAACCAAAGATGGAACAACTCCTCGTATACGCAGCATATTTCTGTTTAGAGTACGGTGTCAAACCTGAGAAGACTGACTTTGAGTTACGTATTTATCAAGGTGAGAACATTGAGACTTATATTCCTGATGCAGAAGATGTATACGACGCATATCATACTATTCAAGAATTTTCAGGTATTCTTGAGAACAAACCTAAATAGAAAGGACCATATTTGTAATGGATTTACAAGAAGCTTATGAGGATATTCTCTTACACCGAGGAACTCCTCACCAAGGTAATGTTCCACACAGTGGACGATATTCGTGGGGTTCTGGTGAGAATGCATATCAACGGGCTACTTCATGGTCCGATAAGGTTGCAAAATATCGGAAGGATGGTTTAAGTGATACTCAAATTTCAATGAAACTTGGTATTACAACAACTGAATTCCGTTCTCGTAATAATATTGCTAAACAAGAAATTCGTTTACACAATATTTCCAGAATTCAAGAGCTAGCAGATCAGGGATTAGGTTCGATTGAGATATCTCGTAGAACTGGTATTCCCGAATCTACAGTTCGTATGAACATGGATGCTTCTGTCAAACAGAAAGTCAATCGTATGGAACAAGTTAAATCTGATTTGAAAGATTTAATTAAAGAGAATCCATATTTGGACGTAGGTTTGGGAGCAGCACAACAACTCGGAATCAATGAGAACATGCTTAAACGTGCGGTTCAACAATTAGAGTCCGATGGATATCACATGCATAAAGTTTATGTTAAGAATGCTACCAACGATGATCACTGGGTTGAGATGAAAGTCTTGACCAAAGAATCAAATCCGGATATTGTTCGTGAACATAAACATGAAATCAAACCTCCGAATATTTATAAGACTGAAGATGGTCATACTAAATTAGGTTTGAAACCAATTGAACATATTGATTGGAAGCGTGTTGATATTCGCTATGCTGAACAAGGTGGTACCGATAAAGATGGTGTTATGGAAATTCGTCCAGGAGCAAAAGGTCTAGACCTAGATGGCTCTCGCTATGCTCAAGTTCGTATTGGTGTAGGCGGAACACATTATCTTAAAGGTATGGCAGTTTATGGTGACCCTAAGGATTTCCCTAAAGGCGTCGACATCATATTCAACACCAACAAACATCAAGGAACTTCTAAACAAGATGTACTCAAGAAACTTAAAGATGATCCTGATAATCCATTTGGTGCACAAATCAAACCGAATGGACAGAAAGGCGCTATCAATAAAGTAAATGAGGAAGGTGACTGGGGAACTTGGTCCAAGACTTTATCTTCTCAGTTTGTTTCTAAACAACCACCTGCTCTTGTTAAGGGAAGAATCCAAGCCACTTATGATAAACTACAAAAAGAGTTTGATGAAATTAATAATCTCACAAACCCTGTAGTTAAACGAGTAATGATGCAAGACTTTGCTGATGGGCTTACAACCAAACGTCATAATTTGAAACTTGTTGGTTTCGATAGAATGAAAGGTCAAGTCCTATTACCTTTGTCAGGTATTAAAGCAAATGAAATCTACGCACCAAACTTTAAGAATGGCGAGAAGGTTGTTCTTGTTCGTTATCCTCATGGTGGTATTTTCGAATTACCAGAATTAACTGTTAATAATAAACTTGGTAATGGCGCAGCTAAATTTATGAAGGGTGCAAAAGATGCAGTCGGTATTGATTCATCTGTTGCAAGTAAATTATCTGGTGCAGACTTTGATGGAGACACAGTTATGGTTATTCCTAATAATAAAAACGGAATTAAAACTAGTCGCTCATTAAAAGAATTAAAGAACTTTGATACAAAAGAATATTGGTCTCCTAATGAAAAGTTATTACCTCGTGATTCAAAAGGTAACTGGACAGTAAAACAAAAGACAATGGGCGAAGTCTCGAATCTTATTACTGACATGACTTTAAAAGGAGCTTCTCAATCTGAAATTGCTAGAGCGGTTCGACATTCTATGGTTGTTATTGATGCTGAGAAACATAATTTGGATGTCGCTCGTTCAGAAAGAGAACATAATATTAAGGATCTTAAAAAAACATATCAAGAACATTATGATGTTATTTCTGGAAATATAAAAAGCGGTGCTTCAACTCTTATTTCTAGATCGAAGACAGAACACCGTACCCTAGAAACCTGGTATAAGGACAGGTCTCCTGAGGAACTAGCTGCCAATCCTAGATTAAAGCCTACTATTAAGAAGACTAAAACTATCTCTACAGATCATGTTGTAGAACTAGTTAAGGATGCTAAGAAACTAGGTTCTGGTACCCCTATTGAAAACATGTATGGTGACTATATCAATGCCCTTGGTAAGATGCGTGACAAGGCGAACACTGTTGTACAGACATCGCCTAATCTAGTCGTTAACAAAGAGGCTAAAGTCAAGTACAAGACACAAGTCGAGTCTCTACAACACAAGCTAAACTTAGCTTTAGCTAACTCTCCTAGAGAAAGACAAGCACAACTAATAGCTAACAAAGTGATCGCTGAAAAGAGAGATCCTGACATGCAGAAGGACCAACTTAAGAAGCTTAAACAACAGGCTATTGCAGCAGCCCGTCTTAAGACTGGCGCTGATGGTGCTAAGACTAGGATCCAAATAGAGAATGACGAATGGGAAGCAATTCAATCTGGTGCTGTTAGTACTAAGATGCTTACTGATGTACTACGCTTTGCAGACAGTGATAGAGTTAAACAACTGGCTACTCCTAAACAAGAGACTGCTATGTCCCTAGCTAACGCGTCTAGAGCTAGGTCTATGCTTAAGAAGGGACACACCTATGCCGAAGTAGCTGAGGCTCTTGGTGTTGGTGTCTCTACTATACAGAACCTAGTCTAGTAGGAAGGAGTGCAAGGCATGGAAGACTATCAAGCACAGACAACTGTTGTTGATGTACTGTTAACAACATTCGACAATCCTTACAACCCTTTCGATGACTACGACAAGTGGTGGCAATGGGACAAGGACAATGACTACAACACTCCTGAACTCTTAGCTCGTGTCATGGGCGACACTAGTGAAGTCATGGATGCTGTTGAACTCGCACAGATTCAAGCAACTGCGATGAACTGGATCATAGATGATGGTCCAATCTCAGACGTTTGGACTGTATGTAAACCAAACACGAAGACTCCAATCCGTCTACCTACAAATGATGGTGAAGAATAATAAGTTTAATTTAAAAATAAAAAATTAGACACCCATAGGGGGGAGGGTCGCAAAAAATTCCGACCCCTTTGCATAGATCGGAAG